GAACAAACCACAGTTGGCAAGTAAATTCTTTGATTACATTTGGAAAGGTTGGTTAAACTTAGCAACACCTGTATTATCAAATACTGGTACTGATAGAGGTTTACCAATTTCTTGTTTTGGTATTGACGTGGCCGATTCAATTTTTGATATTGGTTCTAAAAACTTAGAATTAATGCTATTAGCAAAACACGGTGGTGGAGTTGGTGTAGGAATCAACCAAATCAGACCCGCTGGTTCTACTATTACAGGCAATGGAACATCGGATGGTGTAATACCATTTGCTAAGATATATGATTCTACAATCCTTGCTACCAATCAAGGTTCGGTACGAAGAGGAGCAGCATCGGTAAACTTAAACATAGAACATAAAGATTTTGAAGAATGGTTAGAAATCAGAGAACCTAAAGGTGATGTGAATAGACAATCATTAAATCTTCATCAATGTGCTGTTGTAGGTGATAAGTTTATGAGAAAACTACAAGATGGTAACGAAGATGCACGTAGAAAATGGGGTAAGTTACTTCAGAAACGAAAAGCAACAGGAGAACCATATATTATGTTTAAGGGTAACATAAATAAAGCAAACCCAGAAGCATATAAGAAAAACGGATTAAAAGTACATATGACTAACATATGTTCTGAGATTACACTACATACTGATGAAAATCATTCATTTGTGTGTTGTTTATCTTCATTAAACTTATCTAAATACGATGAGTGGAAAGATACTGATTTAGTTTATACTGCAAGTTGGTTCTTAGATGGAGTTCTTTCGGAATTCATCCATAAGGCCAAGAATATGAAAGGATTCGAACATTCAGTTGCATCTGCAGAAAAGGGTAGAGCATTAGGATTGGGTGTATTGGGATGGCACACGTATTTACAACAAAGAGGTATTCCATTTGAAGGTATGGAGGCACAATTTGAAACTCGTAAGATATTCTCTCAACTAAAGATAGAATCAGAAAGAGCGAGTAGAGATATGGCCGAAGAATACGGTGAACCATTATGGTGTAGAGAAACTGGACTAAGAAATACTCACTTAAGAGCAATTGCTCCAACCGTATCTAACTCTAAATTAAGTGGTAACGTTTCTCCTGGTATCGAACCATGGGCGGCAAACGTATTCACCGAACAAACATCAAAAGGTACTTTCATTAGAAGAAATAGTGAACTTGAAAAAGTTCTAAGAAAAGCAGGTATCAATAATAAAGATACATGGGATAAAATATTAAGTGATGAAGGTTCAGTTCAAGATGTATTAGAATTGGATAACTGGTGTTACTTGAATAGTAAAATGGTACTATGTGCTGACGTAGATGAATGTGATTCTCAGAAATCATATCCAGTAAAAGATGTATTCAGAACCTTTAAAGAAATTAACCAAATGGATTTGGTTAAACAAGCAGGTGTACGACAACAATACATTGACCAAGGAGTTTCATTGAATTTGGCATTTCCATCGGTGGTATCACCTAAGTGGATTAACCAAGTAACAATGGAAGCTTGGAAACAGGGTATTAAAACACTATACTACATGAGAACCGAATCAGTTCTTAGGGGTGATATTGCATCGAGAGCAACAGACCCAGATTGTGTAGCCTGCGATGGTTAGTATATTATGTACATCGAGAAGTGGTTCAACTAATTTATCACTATATCTTTCAAAGATATTTGGTTTAGAATTAAAAACAATGCCGTTTCTCAAAGAGAGAGAAATATCAAGTCTGGAAGATGATGTGTTTTACAAAATACTAATTCACCAACAGGCAAAGGGATACGATTCTTTATTTGATTTCGGGGAACAAATTATACTAAAATCTGATAAGGTAATTTTATTGGATAGAAAAAATAAATTAGAACAGTCGGAATCATTGGCATTTAAAAAATCTAAATACGGTAGTGACTTTTCTAAATATCATATAAGAGAACCATACGGGAATATTGATACGGAATTGGTAAATGAATGTATGTATCATTTTAAAGAACACGGAACGGCACTAACGCAGTTATCAGAAAAATATAACATACCATTATTCACGTATGAAGAAATATATCTAAACAATGGACTCATCCGATTGAGTAACTATCTTGATATCGATGTGGATGAAAATTTACAAAAAAAATATATAGATAACAATAATAAAAGTAGAAAAATTAATTTAATAAAAACGATAATATGATACAAGTAAAAAAGTTTTATGCTGATTGGTGTGGACCGTGTAAGGTTCTAACACCTTTAATGGAAAATGTAAAATCAAAGTTTAATAATGTAAATTTTGAAGATATAGATATCGAAGTTCAATATGAAGTAGCACAGAAGTACCATGTACGTTCTGTACCAACTGTTATTATTGAGAAAAATGGTGAAGAAGTACAAAGATTCACAGGAGTACAATCCGAAATGGCGTATATAAACGCTTTAAATGAAAATATATAGCAAAATATTTGGTTATATCAAATAAATTTCGTATATTTGTAATATATAAACATAAACATAATACATGGCAGCGAGCATAAAAGTATTCATGAAGGGCGAAGAGGTGGATAAACCAGTTGTTGGTATCCCTCAAGTTCCTAAAAAATTAAGTAAACAGTTAACAAACCAAGATGGTACACAAACGGTATATTTTGTTGATAAAAACTATGGATTATCAAATGGTTTAAAATCAGCAATGAATTTTTCTATTTTACACCCAAT